CAAGGAATAAAGTTTCAGTAACAGACTCAGGACAAATAAAAGTTGTTTCAGTAGGAACTCAAGGTCCATCTGGAAGTGCTTCATTTTTAATCCAAGGTAAAACAATATCTCAATCGCCAGCACCATCAGGAAATGAGATAACACAATATAAATCAAATACAGATCAATGGGAAGCAACTACATCTCCAGTAGGACTTACTATTGACGCAGGACTTTATTAGGAGGAGATGAGCCATGGCTAACACAATAAAAATAAAAAGAAACACAGGCTCTACAGCACCAACTACTTCTAATATTGCACAGGGTGAATTAGCGATATCAGAGTCTAATAAGATTTTATTTTATCGTGATGCCAGTGACAATATTTTAAAGATTGGTGGTGAAGGAGCATTTTTAAGATCCGACGAGAGCGATACACTATCAGGTAATTTAACAATCACTGGTAACTTAGAAGTACAAGGAGATACAGTAACAACAGATGTTGCTACTTTACAAGTTGAAGATCCATTAATTAAATTAGCTAAAAATAATACAGGCTCTGATGCAGTTGATATCGGATTTTATGGTGCTTACGATACATCTGGTTCTCAAGACTTATATGCTGGTTTATTTAGAGATGCTAACAATAGTGGTAAATTTAGCTTATTCACAGACTTACAAGCTGAGCCAACAACAACAGTAAACAAATCAGGCACTGGTTATACTGTTGGAACTTTGATAGCTAACATTGAGGGTAATTTAGGTGGGTCACCAACTATTACAGCTGCAACAATTGCAACATCACTTGACTTAAATGGTTCAGAGTTAATCTTAGATGCCGATGCTGATACAAGTATTACAGCAGACACAAATGATAAGATTGATGTTAAAGTTGGTGGTGCTGACCAGTTTAACATAACTGATGGTGCTATAACTCCTGAAACTACTAATGATGTAGATTTAGGATCTAGCAGTAAAAAGTTTAAAGATATCTTTATAGATGGTACTGCGACATTAGATGCTGCAAATATTGCTGGCTCTGCTGCAATGAATGTAGGCGATGCTCAAACAGTAACAGGAGTAAAAACTTTAACAACTCCTATCTTTGCTGATAACACTGATGCAACTAAAAAAGCTGCATTTGTAATGTCTGGTATAGCGACTAATACTACCAGAACATTTACAATGCCTAATGCTACAACTACTTTAGTTGGTACTGATGCTACACAAACTTTAACAAATAAAACTTTAACAACTCCTATAATCGCACAGATTAAAGGTGGTGGCAATAATACGTCTGGACATGCTGTTCCTAACTTAGCTGATGATACATTTGCTTTGATAGCAGCAACACAGACTTTAACTAATAAGACAATAGACTCAGGAACATACTAATGAAAAAATAATATGGAAGAAAAAACAGAACCTTTAGGAACAATAAGAGAGCAACTAAAAATAAAAACAGCTGAGTGTTCAGCTAGTAATACTAAAGTTGGAACTATAATGGGACAACTATTAGATGCTGAAACGAAGATAATAGTTTTATCAGATACAGTTGCTGCTCAGTTAAAAGAACTTGATGACTTAAGACCTTTAAAAGCAGATCTTGATGAAAAGAATAAAACTGTTTTTGCACAAGGTTCGAATGTTACTGCGTTACGAGATAAAATATCTCTTAACAAGAAACAGCATCAAGAAGAACTTGAACATCATGGCAGAGTGATAGATAATCTGCAAAAGAAAGTAAAAGAACTAGAAGCAGAAAATGCAGTACTAAAAGATAAACTTAAAAGCAAAAAAGGAAAATAAATTATGTCTAATACAGTTACACTAAAGAAAAATAGTTCTACAGGTAATGCTCCTTCAGCATCAGATTTACAAGTTGGTGAGTTAGCAGTCAATACTGCTGATGGTAAATTATTTACTAAGCATACTGATGGGACTGTAAAAACTATATCTGAGACACAGATATCTGATGACGCAACTGCATTAGCAATAGCATTGGGGTAATGAATGGCTAATACTTTTTCATCTAAAACATTTGATGGATCATCTACTAATGCTGATACACTAATGACAGTCTATACAGTACCAGGATCTACAACAACAATAGTTTTAGGACTTTCACTTTGTAATTTAACATCTAGTGCAATAGAGGTTAATATTGAAGTAACTAAAAATAGTGGCGATAATGTAAAGGTTACTAAACTTGCACAGATTCCAGGAAAGTCAACACTAGAAGTTATGACTGGTAACAAGTATGTTTTGAACACAAGCGATATTTTAAAAGTAAAATCTGATACTGCTAACAGTTTAGATTCAATGCTTTCAATTATGGAGATAACATGATATGCCTTCTTATATTGGTTCAACACCTGTAGACTTACAAGGAGCACAAATACAGACTACCAGCATAGAAGATAATGCTGTTACTACTGCTAAAATATTAGATGGGACTATTGCTAATGCTGATATAAGTAATTCTGCTGCCATAGCAATAACAAAACTTGCATCTTCTGCAATAACTATTAATGGCTCTTCAGTATCTTTAGGTGGATCACTTACACTTACTACTGAAACCAGACCTACTTTTTCTTCAGTAACTCCAAGTGTAATAACTAATTCACAAACGACAGTTACCATAGCTGGTACAAATTTTGTAGCTGTGCCTTTAGTAACTGCAGTAAATGCAACTTCTGGTGCAACTATTGTTGCTGATGAAGTATCTTTTAGTTCAGCAACTAGCATCACAGCTAAATTTACAATTACTGTTGATGGTACTTACAAATTATATATTGAAAATCCAGATGGTAATGCAGTTCAATCTGGTACAGTTTTAACAGTTTCTGATGTTCCTTCATGGACAACATCAGCAGGATCACTTGGAAGTTTTGCTGGTGGGGCTTCAATAAATGTTACAGTAGCAGCAACAGATGCAACTAGCTTTGCGGTGCAATCTGGTTCACTTCCTGGTGGAATTAGTTTAAATACTAGTACAGGAGTTATCAGTGGTAACGAGTCAGGAGCAAGTTCGACAACGACTTATAATTTCACTATCAGAGCAACTGATGCACAAGGTCAAACAGCTGATAGAGCATTTAGTATTGAAATAACTGTTGCAATGTTAAACTCAGTAAGGATGGGTTCCTAATGGGTAATGGTGTATATTTTCAAAGATCATCTTCATCAAGCGAAGATACAACAGCTAGAAAAAAATTTACAATAAGTGGTTTTTATAAAATTGCTAAAAATGGCGATGCTGGTGGATGGATGGGTTTTTGGACTTCTGCAGTTGATGCTAATAATTATACTTCTTTAAAAAGAAATGCTGATGGTTTTATTATTTTTGAAAACAAACTTTCTGGAACAGGAAAAACTTTTACAACTACTAGCAAATTTAAAGATCACGAAGCTTGGTATCATATTGTAGCTGTTTATGATTCTACTGACAGCACAGCTGCAGACAGATTTAAACTTTTTATTAATGGCGAGAGAGCAGCAGGTGCATTTAGTGCGGATATATCAGCTGACGAATTACAACAATGGGGTAATTCATCTGCAACTCAAAGATTAGGAATGTATAATAATAATTCTGGAAACTCATATGGATTTACAGGATACATGACTCATGTGGCTTGTACTGTGGGTTATGCTTTAGCTGCAACAAATTTTGGTCAAGTTGATACGAATGGTATGTGGAAATCAAGAAGTGGACCTAACAGTGTAACGTTTTCTGGAAATGGATTCTTTTTAAAATTTGAAAACAGCGGTAATCTTGGAGTAGACTCAAGTGGACAAAGTAACAATTTTTCACTTCAAGGTACTGGAGGTTCTGATGGTACGGCAGTTCAAACTTCAGATACACCAGAAAATAACTGGCCTATTATGAGAATAGCACAACCACCAAAAAATGGTAACTGTACTTTTGCAGAAGGAGAGTTAAGCACAAGTTGGGGAGCTATTCCAGGTTCAAGTGGTCGTAATGCTTCAAACACTCCAATATGTTCAATACCTGTCAGAAAAGGTAAATGGTATGCGGAAGCAAAAATAACCGCAAATGCAAATGGTTCGTTTACAGGTGTTACAAACTTTCCTCTAATGAGACAAGATAATGATGAAATAGAATCATACGCTATGATTTATGGTAGTGGTCAATTATATTATAGAGAATATGATGGACAAAGTGAGTCAAGCACAAATCATCTACCTTCAATGTCAAACGACGATATTGTAATGATAGCTTTGGACATGGATAATAATAATGTTTACTTTGGTAAAAATGGACAATGGTCAGATGGTAGTGGTAATGCAGATCAAGCTAATCCAACATCAGCAAGATCTTTAGGGTCTGCTTTTAGATACTACAGATCAAATGGTCATATATGTTTTGTGGGTGCTCCAGGTGGTAGTAGTTTTCAACCATCTCATACTTGGAATTATGGTAATCCACAGTTTAGTATTTCGTCCGCACAAGCTGACGCAAACGGATACGGGAAATTTGAATACTCAGTGCCTAGTGGTTATTATGCACTATGCACTAAAAACTTAGCGGAGTTTGGAT